GGCCTGGGGCGTGCCGGGGATGGTCACGGTGCCGTTGTCCGTGACCATCCGCGCCCAGGTGCCCGTGGCGCGAACGCTGATCGCCATGCTGGTCAGGCCCCCTTCAGGATGCGGGGGCCAGGCGGATGCCCGTGCGCCTGGCCCCCTGGGGGACTACGTGATGGACACGGACCCCGACGTGACGGTGTAGGTGCCCTGGGCGGCGAACACTTCGTCCGTCACGTCCCAGTGCCCGTAGTACGTGCCCGCCGTCACGGCGCTGAACATCCCGACGTAGGCCACGGTGGCCGCCGGAACGTCGAACACCGGGAACGTCGCCTGCAGGGCCTTCGACCCCGCGGACGCGGCGGCCCAGGACAGGGACTTGCGGGCGTAGGCCGGGCTGCCGCCCGTCACTTCGTTCGCGCCCGTGGTGGACGGGTCGGCGGTGTGCAGGGACCCGTAGGTGGCGCTGGTCCCCAGGGCGTCCAGCATCACGTTCTTCGCGTTGTTCGTCAGCAGGTTCGCCACGTTCGTTCCTCCGTCAGTTGTGGGACTACATCCCGGCGTTCAGTGCCTGGGCCATGCTGTCCGCCAGGGTCACCCGCCGTTCGGATGCCTGGACGGACATCGCTTCCACTTCGTCCTGGGTGTAGCCCATTTCGGACCACAGGACTTCCTGGGGCACCCCCAGGTCGGACTTCACCTTCAGCCCTTCCAGGTGGTCCTTTTCCGACTTCGGCGCGGGGTCCGGCCAGTCGGGCTGCAGCAGGGCCTTCGTGCCTTCGATGGACAGGGCCAGGGCCATCACTTCGGACCAGGCGGCCCCGAAGGCTCGCATCCGGTCCCGGACCTTCGACACGAACCGCTGTTCGGCGGTTTTCATGGCCTCCCCGGACGGGAAGTCGCCCGTGGTCAGCATCAGGTAGTGGAACGGCGTGGCGCTCACACGGGCCACTTCGGATCGGAACCCGTCCTGGACCCGCAGGAACTGGGACAGGTCGGCCTGGCCGAACTCCCCGAACCTGGCGTCCGTGGCGGGCGTGGACCACAGCCTGGACACGTCCGGCTTCCAGTCCTTCGTCGGTTCCCCGTTTTCGTCCAGGGGGACTTCGATCCCCGTGGCCCACCGCTGGGGCAGGGCCACGTATTCCATCGCCACCATCATGTCGGCCACGGACTTGTTCAGGGCGTCCTGTAGGGGGACAACATCCCGCAGTTCGGACGTGCCGTACTGGCCCACGGCGGCGTTGTTCGGGAACGGCACCATCGGGACCCGTTCCAGGTTGTGCGCCAGGGGCCAGGCTTCGCCCTTCACGGGGTAGGGCTGCAGGCTGGTGGACTTCAGGTCCAGGGTGTCCAGGTTCGGCCTGGACACGTACTTCAGGACGGCCTGGGGGGTGTAGACGTTCACCCGGTAGCGGCCCCCGGTGCCGTCCGCCTTCGTGTCCACCCGCCACACCTTCACGGCCAGGGCGACCTTGCCTGGGTCCTCCGGGTCGTACTCCACCATCACCTGGTCGGCCCGCTGGGGCCACAGGGCGGCCTTCCCGTCGGCCCCCTGCCACACCAGCACGTAGGCGTCACCTTCGCGCAGGGCTTCCTGGTGGACTTCCCCGGCTCGCAGGTCCATCCGGTTCCTGGCCCACACGGCTTCGGCCTGTTCGTCCAGGGCGTCGTCCGACTGGCCTTCGCTCGCCTGGATGCCCCAGTCGGTCACCTGCAGTTTGTCGGCCACGGCGTCCACGACGGCGGGGCACAGGTTGTCAGCGAACGCGGCGAACAACTGGCCGAACGTGGATCGGTACTTGTCCGTGGCGAACGCCAGGCGGTGGTCGCCCCCGTAGTAGTCGCGGTACAGGCGGTACTTGTCCTGGGACGCGATCAGGCGGGCCAGGGCACGATCCGCCAGGGCGGCTTCCTGGTCGGTCAGCCCTTCCAGTGCCATCGGTCAGCCCTTCGGCTTCGGCTTCGGCGCGGGCCTGGTGGCCTTGCCTGCTGCCTGGCGGTTTTCCTTCAGCCGCATATCCCGCGGCGTCCCCTTCGACGGCTTGCCCATCGTGTCGCAGTCCTCCGTGGTCGCCCGGCCCTTCGCCGGACATCGTAGCGGGTCAGGTGGTCCGCATCACCCTGTTCGTCCCCAGCATCGTGTGGGTGGCCGCCCACACCAGGGCGTCCAGGCGGTCGGGGCTGTCCTGGGTTTCCCCAGGCACCCAGGTGCAGCACTGATCTTCCAGGGTTTCCAGGGTGCCGACGTGGTGGACCCGGCCCTGTTCGTACAGGGCGGCCACGGGTTCGGCCCTGGTGCGCTTCCCCCTGGATGCGTGGACCAGGACCACCTTCCGCCTGGGGTCCACGGCTCGCAGGGCCATCCGCACCAGGTCGCCCCCGTTGTTCGCTTCGGCCACGATCAGGTCGGCGTCCACCAGGTCGGCCAGGTCGCACGCCTTCCGCGCCCAGGCGTCGGGGCTGTAGACGCCCGACACGTCGCCCAGGACGTAGCCCTGGCGCGTCTGCCAGGGCGCGGCGGTGGCCCCGAAGGCGATGATCCCCGTTTCGTCGCTGCCTTCGCTGGCGGACACGGCGGGGTCCACGGCCACGACCACCTGGCCCAGTGCTGGCAGGTCGCCCACCAGGCGGTGGCGGTCGAACGTCGCCCTGGCCCACAGGGCACCAGGGGCTTCGTCCAGGATGTCGGCTTCCAGTTCCTGGCGGCCCAGGGCGGTGCCCCCGTAGGCTGCCTGGATGTCCTGGATGAACGCTGGGGCCAGGTTCGCCTGGTTGTCGAACGTGGACCCCCTGGTGACCAGGGACCTGGGGTCGGCCACCAGGCGGCGCACCAGGGCCTTCGGCTTCGGGGTCATGGTCACGATGGCCTGGGGCGAGTCGCCCAGGCGCAGGCCCAGCATCGCCATGTCCCAGGCCAGGGGGTTCGGCCAGGCGGCCACTTCGTCGCCCCACAACTTATGGCACTGGGGTCCCCGCAGGGCGTCGGGTTCCTGGGCGCTGAACGTGTGGGCCACGGCCCCGTTCGGCCACACCAGGCGGGACCTGGACGGCTGGTACTGGGGGCGTTCCCACTTCGGGGTGATCGCCAGGATGCCGGACACGCCTTCCACCATCACGTCCCGCACGTCGGCGGGCGTTCGCCCGATCAGGTGGATGATCGGATAGTCCCGCGCCCAGGCACGGATCGCTTCGGCCCCCGTCCTGGTTTTCCCCCAGCCGCGCCCGGCCAGGATCACCCAGGTGCGCCAGTCCCCTGGGGGCAACTGCTGTTCGGGTCGGCCCCACCACCACCAGTCGGCGTCCAGGACCTGCAGTTCACCCGGCGTCAGGCTTTCCAGGATCGCCTGGCGGGCTTCCTTCGGCAGCGTAGCGATCCAGGATGCTTTCGACCTTCCGGCGGATGTCCGCCAGTTCGATAGGTCCACCATCGGGGCCGCTCACTTCCTGGGTGATCGTGGGGGGCTTCCAGTCCGTCCGGCGGCGGTGCTGCAGCCAGGTGATGGACGCTTTCCAGTCGCGGCCCACGGCCTGGGTCACCAGGGCGTCGGCCACCTTCGCTTCGGCCATCGCTTCCGCAATGTCGCAGGCCATCGCCATGTCGGGGTCCTCCGTCACCCACTCCCACAGGGTGGAACGGTGCATCCCTGCCAGGGCGGCGGCGGCGGACCTGGTGTGGCCGCTTTCCAGGGCCTTCAGGACCACGGCGCGGCGGGCCTTCGTCCGAACGGACTTCCGGCCCCCCATGCCAGCCCTGGGGCGGTAGTTCTCCCTGGGTGGTCGCCCAGGTCCAGGTCGTGCCATGTCCCCGATCCTACGCCTGGCGGGGAAGTGTGGGTGGATACCAGGCCCGTTCCATCCCCGCCACGTCGCACACGAACACGGTGACGCCAGGGCCTTCGTCCAGGTCGCACCACGCCTTCCCGGCTTCCAGGGACACCACCAGGCTGTCGTCCGCCAGGATCGGCCCAGGACCCACGCTGATGGCGTCCAGGACGGCCCTGGCGAGCCTGTCCACGTCGGGCCTGGTGGTCATGTAGGCCGGGGCCTGGGGCTTCAGGGTGCGGGCGTTCCTGCCGGTGCCGTAGTGGGACTTCGGCCTGGGGAACCGGAACCCCAGGGCGACGGCCACCGGCCCCTGGTACGGCTCGCCCTGGCCGCGCATGGCGTCCTGGGCCACCAGGGCCACCTGGTCGCGCCAGGGCTTCAGGCCAGGGCTGCCGTGGAACGACCAGGTGCGCCCGCCCTTCGTGACGGATCGGACGTGGCCCTGGGGGATCGGCAGGCCGGACACCCGGAACAGGCAGGCCAGGCCGGTCACAGGTGGTCCACCCGATCCACGTACACCGGCATCGGGTCCAGCACGAACGCGCCCAGGACGTTGTACGACAGGTATTCGTCGGCTTCCTGGTAGGTCATGCCGTCCCGGTCCATCAGGACCTGGCGCATGGCGGACAGGTCGTACACGACCCTGGGGGCGCTTTCCAGGTCGGCCAGGCCGATGATGCAGTCGTCCCAGCCGTCCGCCACCAGGGCGGTCAGCCCGCGGGCTTCCAGGTAGTCGTTCACGATGGCCCGGCGTTCCTTGCCAGGCATGGCCCCCAGGTCCAGGGGGGACGGCTTCGACTTCGGCTTCGGCATCCTGGTGATCCTCCG